TCAACGCACACCGGACAGGCCATAGAATACAGCCTGATTCCGCCGTATCGCCTCAATCTGGGCGGCGGACAAGGCTTGCCTGGCGAGAACCACCTCGCATATGTCGCCGGGCCACCCGTAACCGCCGGTGGAATTGTTCCCGATGATGAGATTGTTCGTGTCGCCGATAGAACCGCTTGGCTGAACTGCGTTTTGATAGGACGCTGAGACGCCGTTGACGCCAAGAGCCGGAACGTTTGACAGCAGCGTGTAGTTATACGAGAGGTCGTATATCTGCGCTCCCGTCGCCGGCATGGGCGAAGAGGAAACCCACTGTCCAGAGCCGCCCGTAGCGCCGATGGTGAACTGGGGAAAGCCATACCCTGATGTATAGGCTCCGGAAATCTCCCAGCCTGAACTTCCAGACAGTCTAGAAAGGAGGCGCATCGAGTTTGTGATCGTTGCAGTCTTGTTTGAGACCACAGAAGCAAAGCCAGCGGAAAAGAACAAATTGTTGATCGCCGAATTCGCGCTGACCGTGAGCGACGCATTGCCGCCATTACCCCAGGCGCCGCAAAGGGCATAGTTGAGCGCTGCTCCCTCGATCACAAGCGCAGGTTGCGTTGACGCGTTCGTGTTGCGAGCGACGTTTCCATTGCCTGACTGATCATACTCAGTCACTATGTAGCAGGACGTGTTTGCGCAGAAAGTAGAAATCGCTGACTTGTCGATCACGCCGGCGGCGTTGGGATAGAAGTCGACACTGGCGGCGTCGCTGGAGCGTCTGACATTGCAGAGCGGGCCATTGTAAGAAAATGAAAGCCGCCGCGCACAAGAGTACGCGCCTGAGACGCCGGAAGTTGATGTCAAGAAGTCGAGCGGCCCGCCGCCAGTCGAGGGCACGCCTCCGGATGCGCCAGAGACAAGCGAGGACGACGGCGCATTATACTCCCAAGCGAAGGGCAGGTTAACGGCCCCATCAAAGTTCCACAGCGCGGCCGAGCCTATACCAAACAGCGGGACGTTCGTTGCAGAATGCCCCAGTGTGACGCTGGCGCCGTGCGCAGTGATAGCCGTGATGCCGGCGTCCACTCCGAGGATTGCGGTATTGACGGTGCTAAGCTGGTCAAACACAGTCAGACCGCTGACGTTTGGAGTGGGATTGGAGCCCGTCAGTTCCACATCGTAGCTGGCGGCGGAGGATTCGCATTCGATTTCCAGTGTCTCGCTGATATTATGCAGAGAATATGTCGCGTTGTTGTCAAACAACGAGACACAAGGACCGGAGGCGGACTGTGCAAGATAAAGGTGCGCTGTTCGCAGGCCCTCGACCGAGGCCATCCAAAGCGGTGCGCCCATGAAGCTCGCGCCGTAATAGCGAAGCGAACCGCCGATGATGTTGTTCTCGGTGAATGTATAATAGGTATCGGCAGGCCAATTGACGGTTTGGAAGGAGGATGTCACGCCCCAGTGATTCTGACCATCCAGCACCATCGCGAATTGACCGATATTGGCGACGGGGACGTTGAAGCCTGCGCCCGATCCTCCCAGAGAAGCCGCGGAGGCCGTCAGGCTATCGCCGATTGCGTATTGCTTTCCCTGATTGGTCAAAGTGACGCCAGTCACCGTCCCGCCAGATACCTGAATGCTCGCCACCGCGCCAGCGCCGGTCGCTGATCCCGTTAGCGAAACATTGGAGTAGACGCCGTTGACGTAGCCGCTCCCGCCAGAAATGGCGCCGAGCGTGCCGATGACACCAAGATTGGCCCCGTTATTCCTGACGATTGGCGAATAATAGGTAGTCGATTCGGACGCGGCAGAATATATCCCCCCGAATGTGAAAGACCCAATGATCTCCAACCCGTAATGCGTATGAATGCAGCAAGCGTAGGACGCGGGCGCGATATTGCCCTCTTGCAGGCCGATCATCGGTGGCGAACTTGCAGAGCCTATGATGGTGACCTTGTTGAACTGAACGCTAAGCGAGCCGAGCGTGTCCAGACAGATGTCGCCGGAGCCGGAGCATGACAAGGTCAAGTCATCGATGAGCAAACGAGCGCCGCCGCCAAACCGGGTGAAACCTGTCGCGTTGACTTGGGTGACGGCGCAGGCGACGCCAGTCGCCGAGAATCCGCCGACAACCCGCACCGGTTGGTTGTTCGCGTAAGCGGTGGAGTTTCGGGCGGCGGCCAGCGCGGAGTTCAGATTTGCAGTGTCGCTAGACGGCGACCCTGAACAGCCCCCGTAGTCCGCTACGTTGATGACAGTCTCTGGCGTCGTGGTCAACGATCCCGTCGGGGAAACGCCGCCAGTGGCGCCCGTGCCGCCTTCGGAGGGCGGCAGCGGCGTGGTTAGCCCCGAGAGCGAACTGATGTCGCCGTTAGGACCAGCCGCCGCAGCGCCTAGATTCGCACGCGCAGTCGCCGGTGAACTGGCGCCAGTGCCGCCATCCTCGATTTTCAGCACGGGGGGCGACACTTGACCGAATGCTGGCGTCGCACAAAGCGCGACGATTAGAACAAATAGGATAGAACGTCGTTTCATTGCGCGATCACCACATATCCGGAGCTGTTGATGAATGCCTGCCCGCTGGGGACCGGCGCGCTGGAACCTGTCTGCACAGGCAAGGCGCCAAACAGCGCCTGCGTCAGGACGCCGAGTTGCAAGCTGGTAAGGCCTGCGAGGCCCGCGGCCAGTTGCGTGGGTTGCAGGGCCTGAAGAGCTGCGGCGAGGGCTGCCGGAATTGCAGCAGCGACCGAGCGCGGGGTGTTGTCAGGCGCGACGAGTAAGGAGACGCTGGCGATTTGGCCGGAGCCGATCGAGAGTGTAGAAGAGGCGAAGAGATCGCGCGTAGCGGAGGCGTCGGTGGCGGTGAGGTTGATTGGGAACACACCCTGCGGCCAACTCGCCTTTTGCGAGGCCAGGGCGGTGATGATCAGAAGGTTGTTATTGGGGCCCGTCACAACGATTTGGCCGCTGGCCGTGCTTAGGGTCGCGAAGGCGCCCACCGATAGGCTGAAGCTCAGGCCGCTCAGCGGAACCGGCGTAACCTCGTCGTCAAGATAGAAGGCGATGCTGAGTTGCCAATCTTCATCAGATTGCACGCCGTCTGAAACGCGGATCAGCGGCAGGAGTGTCAAAGTGGACATAAGTCGTCGCCTTTCCTGAGACCCGGCCGGGTTTAGAGGTTCGAAGCAGAATGGTTGGGCGAAAGGTCTTCCAGACGGGTCGGCGCATCCGCAAAGCGAGAGGATTCCCCTCAACATTTTGAGCTGCGCGACGACCTACGGAAATAAGCCGCGCAACAACCGCACTCGCTTTACCGCTGCCAAGGACCGTTCAGTGCTTAAGGTTTGTTTCGCCATCGCGCGTAGGGACGCCCCCGCCCGCATGCTTTGACGAGCCCTCCCGCTCTATCATTGCGAGGCCAGCGCGCCTGCATAGCGCCTCGGCGAAAGCGCTGCGGCTGGGGCATACCGCATGAGCGATCACTTGTCTTTGCTCAGGAGGGCCCACCTTCGCGGAGGATTTGAAGTCTATTTGGAGGCGGCGAAAAGCCCGCGCGCAATCATCACGCGGGCTATCGCACGGCGCCCATGCCTTTCATGCCGAGATGGGCTCCGTGGCGCACAGCTTCGTTGATTGCGCGCAGCATCTCGGTCGAGTTCGACCTCATCCATTGCGAAACGGACCCGCCGTCGATGGCGCTGACGTGGAAATGAGTGGTGGGCGCAATCGAGACATTGCCGTGGTTGCGATCGGTTCCAGAAGAAGACGCGGAGAGCAGACCGCGGAACGCGCCGGCTTCGGCAGCGGGCATGATGAGTTCGTTGTGATGAACAAGCGTAAGCATATCGGCGGGGACGCTCCACATGCCGATATCGGCGGAGGCGACGGCGCCGGCGGCGCTGGCCACAGTCGCCTGCGCAGCCGCCGCGGGCCCCGCAGCGAAAGGCCCCATGACAGGAGCCAGGAAGCCAAAAACGCCCGCAAAAGCCTCGGCGGCGGAACCAAGAATCGAGCGAATGATCGTCGCGCCTTGGGTTGCGAGAGAGGCTGCAGCGCCAGCCTGTTGGAGAGAGGAACGGGACGCCGTTCCCGTTGCGGTCGCCACGGTCTTCGCCGCCTCGCCGACAGCCCATTGTACGACCATGCTGTCGACCGACGAAATGAAGTCGATCACCAACTGGCTCAGCACACTCTTGAATGCATCGCGCCAGCTCTCTGTCCCTGAAAGAAGTCCGCGCAATTGGGAGTTGAACGCGCTCGCCACTGAATTGCCGAATTGTATATAACTCTGTGACTGTTCGTCGAGCGCCTGGCGTGTCAGCGCGCTTAGCTGACTCTGCTCGCTTCGCTCAAGCGCGGCGATCTGGTTGTCAACGCGTTGTTGATTGGCGAGCGAACCCTGGGCAAGGTCGCGCTTGCGATTCATCAAATCAAGCTCGGCCGAATAGGTCTGCTCGATGGCCTCGCGGGAGGCTTGTAGCTTTTCCTGTTCGGTCATTCTATGATTTCGTGCATCGTCGGCGTAGGCGGCGAGCTTCTCGCGAAGGCCGTCTTGCTCAGCCTTGATCTGTCCTGAGATCGCCTCTTGTGCGGTGCGCAGGGCCTGCGCATAGGCGGCGTTGTCGCCGCTTTGCATGGCCTGCAGGGCGCGAGAATGCGACTCAGTCAGAGCAGCGCCGAGGGCTGCATATTTGCCGTTGATGTCGGCGATTGGCCCCGCGAGACTGGCGAGCGCCTCCCGCGCAGAAGCAACTCCTGATTCAAAGTCGCTTGTCGAGGCGCTGAAAGTAACGGTGACGTTGGCGTCGGTCATCGTGGCTCCAATCAGGCGGCGCCGGGCTCGCCCTTATCAGGAGAGCGCGGCCCGTAGTTCAGCGAGCGAGGGGCGTCGTTCGTGAGGCGAGGCCTCAGGATCGTGCGTGCGTAAGGCGGCCGAGAGCAACCAATGTGCAGGCGGACGGCGCCGCCATTCCGCGCGCAAGGCGAGGAAACGCGGAACCGTGAGGCCGTCGAGGGCCTCGTCCCAGGTCCATCCTGTCGCCGTGACGACTTCGGCGATCAGGGCGTCGAAATCTATTTTCCCGCCTCTGGCGACGCCTCCGCCGTCGCCATCTGTATACGAAGCCCGGCGGCTTGCGCGACCGCGGGGAGGATGGCGAACAGATCAGCGAGCGAGAAAGGCAGCGCCAAAAAGTCATCGAAGCTGAGATCGGGGTCGACATGCGCAATCGCCCGCCAAGCGGCGGCGGCGAGTCCGTCGATTTGGCTTTCAGCCAATGATACCGCGCCCTGTTCAGCGGTCTCAGCATAGACCTTAAGGAGCGCGGGCTGAATAGACTTTATGATGCGGAACGGCAGGTGCGGCAAGGCCCAGCGACGCCCCGCCAGTTCGATGACGAAGGCCTCGTCCGTCACGCGGCGTCTCCGAAGTTAAGCTGGCAGACCTGTCCGGCCGCATTTGCGAAGCATTGGAAATCAAGTTCTGGCATCACGAAATCTTCGAGCTTGGTGCCGAGGGCGAGCTTTTCGGCGACGCAATTGTAGAGATATAGCGAGAACTGTTTGCCTGTGGTCGGGTCTGAGGCGAACAGATTGGCGGCGAAGGTGACGGAGGGTCCGATGGTCTGAGATGTCACTAACACGCTCTCGCCGGACGTAGGTACGCTGTAGGTGTAGGAGACTAGAATGGCCGCGCCCGCATCTGCGGAACTGAAGGTATAGACGCCGGCGGCGACGAAATATTGGCCAGCGGCGGGGGACGAGGCGACCATCTTCAGCGGCAATCCGGTTGAGGCGTAGACTACGCCCTGATCAGCAACGAATGTGGCGTGGAAGCTGGTTGAGTATGTGAACGGCGAGACGGCGGGAACTGAGGTCACCTCGCCAAACTGCGTTTGCACGCCGCCCACGCTCGGGTTGACGCCAAAGAACAGATTGCCGAGCGCCTGGCCAGAGATGCGGGCGAGTTTCGCCTTGCCCGTCATCTTGCGTGTGCCGCTGCCGATGGCCACGGGAAAATTGTTCTGCCCGTAAAGCGCTTTCGTGGTGGTCGAAATGTTGAGGGTCACTTCTTGGGCGAGGCCGAAGTTGATCGGCGAACCGCCCGTCGGCGTGCCGATGAGCACGCCGGAGCCGAACACATACATGGAGATCTCCAAGTTGATGATGTCGCCGCCAAGCGACGCTGGCGTTTTGGCGACTGTGGGGGCCAGTGTTTCGGATCGTGCATCAAGCAGCGCGAGGCGAAGTCGGTTTCGGGTATTCGAAAGGGCGCGGCCTCGCGGAGAAGCCAACTGACGTGGGTGTTGATAGGCGAGACCGAGAAGGCCGCAGAGAAGCCCCTTCGGTTACCGTTAGCTCGACCCGCTCGTGGAACCGGCGGACGCCGAAATCGCAGTGTCGACTGAAGCAGAGCCGACGGCGAGCGTTCGTTGCCCGTCGGGGCCGATATCCACGGTCGCGACGATATTGCTTTGGGCATCGACGAAATCGCCAGCGGCGTTCTGCTGCGCGCGAAAACTCAGCTTCTGTCCAATTGACTGAACGCTGAACTTCGCCACCCCGTTTTCCGGCCCGAGCCCCAACTCCGCCCGCGCCTCGGCGACCGTCTTCACGCCGGCGTTGACGAGGATCGCGATCGTCTGCGCCTGCTCAAGCGGATCGACCCCGTCGTCGCCGACCCAGCAGAACTCCAAATCGGGCGCTCGGAAGCAAAGCGCGATCGATACGATCGAGCGCCATCTTCACCCAGGCCTTCAGCGGTACGAGGCCTTCCGTCGCTGCCTGTGTGCGCAAAGTCTGCGATGTCGCGCGGTTGACCTGCGTAATGAACGCGGACGCTGGCGCCGAGAAGGCGTAGCAGATCACCCGCGCCAACCATTCGTCATACATATCCTTCAGCGGCGGCTGGCGCGTCTCCGTCAGCTTGAACTCCGCCGGCATAAACTTCACCATGCGCCGGCGCGCGAGATTTCCTGACATCAGCGCGTCGAAATAATCCTGGAACTGCCGGATCTGATCGACCGTCCAATCTTTCGGCAGCGTCGCGAGGGAATCCGGGATCGAGCCGGTGTTGTAATGCCGCCGCGGTAGCCCGCTCGCGCCTGAGCGCGATATTGATTGTCAGCGCGATCTGCTCGACCGGCGAGAAGCCATAAAGCCGATGCGAGCGAAGATTGCGCGGAAGATAGAGCAGTTCGTCGGCGACGAAATCGGCCGCCGGCACGCCATGCGGCGCCTGCTGATAGGCGGCCTAAGCAATCGTTAATAATTATGGTTTGCCGCGCAATGGGATATCCCTGCGATAGGCGTTCGGAAAGTAGTCTATTTCATATTCGCTACCGAGTTCCTCTTTGAGCTTCTCCAATAGGATGTAACCCGTCGCCGTGAAGTTGTTAGCAGCTTCTTGGGTATCGAAGCCGGAATCGGGCGGATAAATTCGGTCGAGCGTACGATCGTATTCGGAGGCCCAATCGTGCAAAGCTTTGCGAAGTGGCTCAGATATTGGAAGTGACTCTGGAGAGAGGGTTCCAACGCCATATGGTGGCTGTTTCCAAAGAGGGTCACATCCATAGTCAGCCATCAACCTTACTTTTTTCATGGGACTTTTCCTGTAGGGTTTGCGCTAACGATGAATCCGTTGTCTCCGATCTGAATGGCTATTCCATAGGCTTGGCCGCTGACCACCGTTCGGTAGATGTCTCGCGGATTGCCTCCCTTGCCTTGCACGCCAATTATGTCGCCAGTCGCGATTGCGCCCATTACCACGTTCAGAATATCCGATTGCGACACGCCAATGCCAGCAAAGTCCCGCGTGTGGTCGAGTATGTGCACGAGTCCAGCTTTAGCGTTTCCAGTCTCCATCCACACCGTCTGGCCGCCCGGCGCCGTACCCGTTGCGACGACATTTTCAGGTGCAATTCTAACTCCCGAAGCCACAAGGCGAGCTATCAGATTCGGATCGACCAGTGAAGTCGCACGGTTAGACGGCGTTCCGGTTTCCGTTCCCCCGCTTGGCTTCCCCACCTGATCGCTCTGAGCCCCGGATACCGGCTCATAACCCGGCGGCGGGGCGCCGGAGGGCGCGTAGGTCACGTCGCCAGTTTCCGGATTGTAGTAAAGCACTTGCGGCTCGCCCGCCGAACCGGCTCCCGAATTCGATCCGCTCACAGACCCGGAAGAAGCTGCAATTGCGGCGTCCACGGCGTCGGGATCGACGACGAGCGATCGCTGCCCGTCGGCTCCGGTGTCCACGGTCGCGACGACGTTGCCTTGCGCGTCGACAAAGTCGCCAGCGCTGTTTTGTTGGGCGCGAAAGCTCTGCGTTTGGCCGCCTGATTGGACGCTGAAAGTCGCTGATGTTTCGTCCTGCGCCCAGCGGTAGGTCATGTCGGGGCGGTCGGGAACCGAGCCTTGCTGAATGCCGCCGGTTGCTTTTGTCGAGGCGGCGAGAAACGCTGCCGCCAGGGCCCCGGTGGCCATCGACGACGCGGTAAGACCTCGCGCAAGCCCACTTGCTAGCGCGGAGCCCGTCTCCTGCGCGCCATTCACGACAGCCTTTGTCGCGTCCGTGGCGGCCTGCAACGCGCGGGTTGCCCAGGGCGTCGTCTCTTCGGATGTGGCTGCTGCACGCTCCGCGTCGCTCAGAGCGCTGTTCGCGGCCTCCACTGCAGCTTGCGTAGCGCGAATGGCAAAAGGCGCCCCGCTAAAGGCAGCACCGCCTCATGGTTTCGCCGCCTCACTCGCCGTCGAAGCCGCATTGTTGGGCGGCTTCGCGCCCGATCCCGACGCAACGGCATGATCCGCATCCGTGAACTGCCCCGCCTCATCGTGATACGGATTGCCCTTCAAGACCCCCTTGCTTTGCCCGAGCCCCAGCTCCGCCCGCGCCTCGGCGACCGTCTTCACGCCGGCGTTGACGAGGATCGCGATCGTCTGCGCCTGCTCAAGCGGATCGACCCCGTCGTCGCCGACCCAGCAGAACTCCAAATCGGGCACACGGAAGCCAAGCGCGATGACCCGATCGAGCGCCATCTTCACCCACGCCTTCAGCGGCGCCAGCCCTTCCGTCGCCGCCTGTGTGCGCAAAGTCTGCGATGTCGCGCGGTTGACCTGCGTAATGAACGCAGAGGCCGGCGCCGAGAAGGCGTAGCAGATGAAGCGGGCCAGCCACTCGTCATAGAGCTCCTTTAGCGGCGGCTGGCGCGTCTCGGTGAGCTTGAACTCCGCCGGCATGAACTTCACCATGCGCCGACGCGTCAGATTGCCGGTCATCAGCGCGTCGAAATAATCCTGGAACTGGCGTATCTGATCGACAGTCCAATCCTTCGGCAGAGTGGCGAAGGAGTCCGGGATCGAGCCGGTGTTGTAGTAATCGAGCGTCGCCTGCTCGCGCCTGAGCGCGATGTTGATCGTCAGCGCGATCTGCTCGACCGGCGAGAAGCCATAGAGCCGATGCGAACGGAGGGTGCGCGGCAGATAGAGCAGTTCGTCGTCGGCGAAATCCGCCGCCGGCTCGTCATGCGGTGCCTACTGGAAGGCCGGATCGGAGACTTAATTCTATGAGAGGCGTTTGAGAGTCGTAATCACGCCCCCAACGAAGACGCGTTCCTGCTGTCGTTGAGTGTAAGCTGTCGCAAACAGGCGTTTGCCCTGGCCACAATCGCAGACCATTCTGGGGCGTTGAAATATGCCTCGAACGGCTTCGATTTTCCGTACTTGCCGAGAAGATCGCTAAGATGTCTCATCAAGCCGACAAGACAGTCAGCCTCTTGTTCGTCGTAGAGTATATAACCGACGCAGGTATGCGGGCCGTCGGCAAGACCGCTGTCCTCAAAGAGTCGGTGAACGGCATCGTCGAAGCGAGGGCATTGCCCAGAAGGTATAGGCTCTCGCGCAATCCAGGCGCGCTTTTGCAACTCCGTGTCGGCGAGACCACTGACGGCAGCTTCGACGTCGCGTCTTGAATGGGGGTAAGCGAGCGTGGTCATGGTTTATTCCAGTACCTCCATTTCAGCCATTCATCAAGCGGTATGTGCGCGTTGATTGGGTCGTCATCTATTCCTCCAGAGATTGGGGAACCATCTCGACCGAGAACCAACCCGTCTGATCTGACAACCACGTGATCGACCTGCTGAGATGGGAATGCACTGTTCGGGTTTCCGGGATCAATACGAACGCCACCGAACTTGGCTCCCCTCGGGTCAAACCAACGAAGTCCGTCATTGCCATTATTTGGTTTAGGGGCCGCCCAATCCGGTGGAATTTTGTCAAGCGCTTCTTGCGGAGGCTTCCAGCCCGAACTACTCGATGAGGGGCCTGCATCGCCGGATTGACACGGCTTCCCAGCCTGATCGGCCGGTGTCCCCGACACCGGCACATATCCCGGCGGTGGGGCGCCGGCGGAGGCGTAGGTTACGTCTCCGGTGTCTGGGTTATAATAGAGAACCTGCAACTCGCCGCCCGGCCCGGCTCCTGAACCCGATCCGCTCGCGGAGCCGGCGGAGGCCGCAATCGCGGCATCGACGGCGTCGGGATCGACGGAGAGCGTCCGCTGCCCGTCAGGGCCGGTCTCCACCGTCGCCACGATATTGCCCTGCGCATCGACGAAATCGCCTGCGCCGTCCTGCTGCGCACGAAAGCTTTGCGTCTGGCCGTTGGACTGGACACTGAAAGTCGCTGATGTTTCGTCTTGCGCCCAGCTATAGCTCATGTCCGGGCGTCCGGGAACCGGCCCTTGTTTCACTCCGCCCGTCGAATCGGTCATCGCGAGCAGGGCCGCCGTCGCAAGGGCTCCAGTCGCCGCCGCCGATGACACAATGCTTCCGACCAATTGACGGGGGCCGGTCGCGCCTGCCTCTGTAGCGGTTGCGACGACTTCCCTTGCCGCCTGGGTGGCGGCCAGAAACGCTCGGTGCGCAAGAGACGAAGTTTGCGGGGTTGATGAGCCAGGCAACCCTGTGTCACGTCCGGCTCTCCCAGCCCTGCCGTTTGGCTTCGCGCCCGACCCCGGCTCGACCGCATGATCCGCGTCGGTGAACCGCCCTGCCTCGTCGTGATACGGGTTGAACTTTGCGACGCCATTTGTCTGCCCGAGCCCCAGCTCCGCCCGCGCCTCGGCGACCGTCTTCACGCCAGCCCCCACCAGGATCGCGATGGTCTGCGCCTGCTCCAGCGGATCGACACCGTCGTCGCCGACCCAGCAGAACTCCAGGTCAGGCGCACGGAAGCAAAGCGCGATCATCCGATCGAGCGCCATCTTCACCCAGGCCTTCAGCGGCGCCAGTCCTTCTGTCGCCGCCTGCGTGCGCAGCGTCTGAGAGGTCGCGCGGTTGACCTGCGTAATGAACGCGGAGACCGGCACGGAGAACGCGTAGCAGATCACCCGCGCCAGCCATTCGTCGTAGAGATCCTTCAGCGGCGGCTGGCGCGTCTCGGTCAGCTTGAACTCCGCCGGCATGAATTTCACCATGCGCCGGCGCGCCAGATTGCCGCTCATCAGCGCATCGAAATAGTCCTGGAACTGGCGTATCTGATCGACGGTCCAATCCTTCGGCAGAGTCGCGAAGGAGTCCGGGATCGAGCCGGTGTTGTAGTAATCGAGCGTCGCCTGCTCGCGCCTGAGCGCGATGTTGATCGTCAGCGCGATCTGCTCGACCGGGGAGAAGCCATAAAGCCGGTGCGAGCGCATGTTGCGGGGAATGTAGAGCAATTCATCGGCTGAGAAATCGGCCGCCGGCACGCCGTGCAACACCTGCTGATAAGCTGGATCGGGCGAGGCCGGCGCGCGTCCGTCCTCGCCGATCAGAAAGTGCTTTAATATTCATAGCGATAAGAATGCAAGAAAATAATATTTAGTCAATGATGGACGAAATCTATATAGATTGCGCCAAGCCAGGCGAAACCGCACGTCGTCAATACTAACAGAGATTGCCATCGCCCGTATAGCAAGAATCGCGCGATGATAGTTCGAAATAAAATAAAATCTATAATTGCACAAGCCAGCAGCCAGGGGAGCGCAGTGAGAAACCACTGAAGTCCTGCGCCAAAATCCCAAACGATTTCCTGATCGTCCGGCGGTAACCAAACTTTTGAAGCATAAGCGAGGTATAGTAAGATCCCGAAGGCGTTAAGGATAGCGAGGAAGAATTGCTCATTACGGGGACTGTGCACCTGTTGGCCTCAGACTATACCACAAACCTGACAAACGCGCGAGAGGAATTCATTGATTGTCATCGATCGCTAAGTGCGATGAGCCGTTACTTTGAAAACGGACCAGTCTTATTGGTCGCATCTGACCATCCTCGCAGCCACCAATCCACTTGATCCTGCGATCCCGCGTTGGACGACATTGAATGGGCAAAACTATTTGCAATGAAGAGAGCCTCGGGCCAGGGGCAACCCGCTCCGGCGAGATAAGCGCCGACCGCGTAGTTGGACGCATTAGTGTATGGATGAATAAACGTATCACCCTCTCGCTGGAAGTCAAATGTTCCCCACCAACCAACGTTGTGGCTGGCTCCCAACAATCCGTCCGTCTCTCCGGCTGCGAACACCCGGGCGAAGTTGGCACTGGGAGGCGCCAGAAAAGTATGACCGTCGCCTGATTTAAAAGTTACCGCGTCGCCTGGCGCCTCGTGCAAGTGGTTTCTTATGACGTGATCCGCTGCGGATGGAGGGCGATAACGCACGTCGAGCAGGGGTGGTCGGTGCTGATCCTCCGCGTCCCGACTCCCTCGACCCTGTGCCTTTGGCTCCGCGGCCCCCGGCTCCACCGCATGATCCGCATCCGTGAACTGCCCCGCCTCATCGTGATACGGATTGCCCTTCAAGACCCCCTTGCTTTGCCCGAGCCCCAGCTCCGCCCGCGCCTCGGCGACCGTCTTCACGCCGGCGTTGACGAGGATCGCGATCGTCTGCGCCTGCTCAAGCGGATCGACCCCGTCGTCGCCGACCCAGTAGAACTCCAGGTCTGGTTGTTTGAAGCCAAGCGCGATCACCCGATCGAGCGCCATCTTAACCCAGGCCTTCAGCGGCACGAGGCCTTCCGTCGCCGCCTGCGCGCGAAGGGTCTGCGAGGTCGCGCGGTTGACCTGGGTGATGAAGGCGGAGGCGGGCACGGAGAAGGCGTAGCAGATGACCCGAGCCAACCATTCGTCGTACATGTCTTTGAGCGGCGGCTGGCGCGTTTCGGTGAGCTTGAACTCCGCCGGCATGAATTTCACCATGCGACGGCGCGCGAGGTCGCGACTCATCTCAAGATGAATGCTCGCGTTCGTCGACGGGCAGGTCAGCGGCAAGATAAGACAAATTATATTGTATTATATTTGATCCGCATTTAATTCCTTCAGCAGAGCGTCGACTCCGACAACGACGTTGTCGGTTCCTAGAAACACGGAGAAGTCCACATTGTCGTCCGAATCAACGTATATCTCAATGCGCTTACCTACCATTGTAGCAAAAATAGTGACCGCGTCCTTTTGCGTTTGCGCGAGAAAAAAATGAACGTGTCGCTCTTCGAGCAGTTTCATGACGTAAAAGAGTTGACTTGGCATGCTCTCGCCCTCCTCATTTTTTGAAGCGGTTGTCAAATAATAGCTTGCACGCGGTCTTAGCGGCAGGGTCGCCGGCCTTCGCTGCAGCAATTACCTCTTGGAGCGTGCTGGTCAAGAACTGCCCGGGGAATACCCTTAGGACTCTCCCCTGCCGGTTGGCTGCGATGTACGCACCACAAGTCTGAGAAAGATCTTGCGCGAGAAGCTGCGGCGATTGCGAAGTCGGAGTGCGACCAACGCCCCCCGCATCCCTCATCGTCGTGGGGTTCTCATCCTCTGCGATCTGAATCCCACGATCCGGCTTCACCGGCTCATGCGCCCCCGGCTCCACCGCATGATCCGCATCCGTGAACCGCCCTGCCTCATCGTGATACGAATTGCCCTTCAAGACCCCCTTGCTTTGCCCGAGCCCCAACTCCGCCCGCGCCTCGGCGACGGTCTTGACGCCAGCGTTGACGAGGATCGCCATCGTCTGCGCCTGCTCAAGGGGATCGACCCCGTCGTCGCCGACCCAGCAGAACTCCAAATCGGGCGCTCGGAAGCAAAGCGCGATCATACGATCGAGCGCCATCTTCACCCAGGCCTTCAGCGGTACGAGGCCTTCCGTCGCTGCCTGTGTGCGCAAAGTCTGCGATGTCGCGCGGTTGACCTGCGTAATGAACGCGGACGCTGGCGCCGAGAAGGCGTAGCAGATCACCCGCGCCAACCAGTCGTCATACATGTCTTTGAGCGGCGGCTGGCGCGTCTCGGTTAGCTTGAACTCCGCCGGCATGAACTTCACCATGCGCCGGCGCGCGAGATTTCCTGACATTAGCGCGTCGAAATAATCCTGGAACTGCCGGATCTGATCGACCGTCCAATCTTTCGGCAGCGTCGCGAAGGAATCCGGGATCGAGCCGGTGTTGTAGTAATCGAGCGTCGCCTGTTCGCGCCTGAGCGCGATGTTGATCGTCAGCGCGATCTGCTCGACCGGCGAGAAACCATAAAGCCGATGCGAGCGAAGATTGCGCGGAAGATAGAGCAATTCGTCGGCGGCGAAATCGGCCGCCGGCACGCCGTGCAGCACCTGCTGATAGGCGGGATCGGGCGAGACGGGCGCTCGCCCGTCCTCGCCGATCAGCGGCTTGATCGTCGCCCCATCGATGACGTCGAGCGAGTAGACGGCGCCGGAACGCGCATAGCGCGGATAGATCGTCGCCGCGTCGATGACCAGCATGTCCTCGACGATCATGCGTAACCAAGTCGCGAAATCATGCCGGCGATCGGGCATGGCGAGGAAGGCGCGCAGCGGCGCGCAACGGCTTGCCGCGCCCGCGCCGCCGGAGACACGCGGCCGGACAGTCCAGTTCAGCGCCGCGATCTGATCCTTGCGGGTCTCTATCACGGTGCGCAGCAGCGGCAGTTCGTCGGCGAGCGAGCGCAACTGGCCAAACGACATCAGGTTGTCGGAGCGCGGCACATAGTTGATGTTGAGGCCGAAGGGATAATCCCACTGGCGCCCCTTCACCTCCGGCGGCGCTTGCGGGACAAGAGGTTGTTGCGGCCCGAACCAGCTTTCGGGACTGACGCCTGTTATGACGTAGCGCGTCGCGGCGGTCAGGCGCGCGAACACGCTGGCGGGAATCGGCGTTTCGACGCCCCCTGAAGGCATGAGCTTGTCCTTTGGTGAATGGGAGGCGCCGCTTAAGGCGCGACAAGGCGCACGCTAACGACCGCCAACCCGTCGCCGTCGAGATCCCCGGTGTCCCGCACGGGCACGCCGATGATCTTGCAATCGTAGACCGCGCCGCCGAGTGTCTGGCGCCCCTTTGTGAGGTCGAGCCCACGCGGCTCCAGCGCGGCGTCGACCGCATCGAGCGCATCGTTGATAGAGCGAGCGCCGGGCCGCGAAGGGTCGCGCGCGTCAAAATAGAGGAAAAGCTTGGCTTCGAGCGTGCGGCGCGGCGCCGCCAGCGAGGTCCATTGGTAGGTCTCCGAGCCGGATTCCAACTGAAAGAGCGCCGGACGCAGACGCGCCGGCACCTCGCTCCATAGCTTGATGCGCCGTGAGGCGACGCCCCAGGCATAGGCGGCGGAAACGCGCTGGAACAACGCGGAGAAAGCGGCTTCGCGGCTCATCTGTCGTCCCAGGCCTCCGTGGCGACGCTCGCGAGTTCGGCGACGATCTCGTCGCGCGACTCGTCGAGACTGGACAGGAGATAGGCGTGCGGGGGGATCGTTGAACCCGGATGCGAGACGCGGCGGGCGAAGCGCAGCGCGCCGCCTACGAGGAAGGCGAGCGCCCTCGCCTTGTCCGCCACGATCTCATGCGCCGACGTTCGGCCGCCGTATTCCTGGATGGCGGCGTATTTGATGTCGCCGAATGAGCCGATCGTCGCCGTCAGTGAGCCGCCTTCCAGCGAGATATCGGCCGAGATCGAGTCTTTGAGCGCTCCCGTCTTTGTTTGCAGCACACCCCCCGACAATTTCTCGTCGCGCACTTTGGCGACGAGCGCCCTCGCGAGGTCGCGCGACTTGGCTTCGAGCCGGGCCTGCAGGTCGGCAGGTAGGTTGGCCAGGTCGTTCTCCAGCGCATCTGCGCCCGTGAGTCTCGCGAACATCAGAAGGCCGCGCGCCGGTAAGGCGCTATGAGCGCCAACACAGAGGCCGAGACCCCCGAGGTGTCGTAGGAGATCGTTTCCTGGCCGCCGAGCGATTTGGAACGCAAACCGATGCGCTCGGAGGCGCGGAATCGCTCGGCGGCGAGTTCCGTCGCGGCCTGTACGAGATCCTGCGGAATGAAGCCATAAGAGAGCGAGAGCGCGGCGCCGGCATCGCTGGCGCTGAACCGATAGAGACCGGCGGAGACCGAATATTGTCCAGCCGCCGGTGCGCCCGTCGTCGCTTGCAGAAACAGCCCCGAGTTCGAATAGACGACGCCGAGGTCGCTCGCCCACGCGCCGAACGGCGCCGCTGCGCTAATCAGATAAGGCGCCGTCGCGGGCGCCATCCAAGCTTCGCCCTCAATAGCGTAACCCGCCTGATAGGCGACGATGAGGCTCTGCCGGCGTCTCAGAAAGCGCCGGCCGAAAATGTCGAGGGCCTGCGGTCGGCCCGGCGGCGCGAGGTCGGCAGGCTGCAACAGAAAGCCAAGTTGCGGAGGCGCTCCCGCCGGAGGCACGACAAGGCCATCGAGGATGACCGAAGTCACCTGTTGAATGGGCCAGTTCGCGAGATAGACGCGTTCGCTCTCAATATCGATCGTGTCCGTGTAGCGTTGCGGAAGCAGCGACGTCCGGCTCAAGGCCGCATAGATCGCACGGCTCGCGGCGGTGACCAGCGCGGCCAGCATCGTATCGCTCGCCGTCGGCTCGCTGGGCAAGCCCAGCCAAGCCTTGACGTTCGCGACCGTTGTGAGGTCGTAAGCAGACATCTTTGCTCCGCTTATGATTGAGGCGAGCCTGTGTTCAGCCGTTGCCGATGTTGTTCAGCACGCCGATGCCGAACGGCGCATAGACGGCCAGCACTTCTTCGGTGTAGACGCCGTATTCGCGCCGGCGGGTGCGCAGCGGCCAATCGACGCGGTAATAGTCGCGCCGCGTCATCACCTCGGCGACGTTGGGAACCTGGTTGGACTGATACCAGACCGGCAGTCGCTCGCAATAGGCGAGTATGGTGCCCGGCGGCAGATCGGGATGAACCTTGATCGGAATGTCGAAACCGCCGTCAACACTGAACGGGTTGTAATACCAGCGCACGACGCCGTTGGCGGTAATGCCATAGGGCATGCTCGACTCGCCGTCGGCCTGCACATTGTAGCGCAGCAGCGGGCCGGAGGCGTTGGTGAGGCATTTGGCGGTGATGTTGCGCTGCTCCTGCGTGTTGACATAGAGCACCGTCGGGGAGATGCGGTAGTTGTTCCACATCGACATCAGCATGTTGTCTATCTCAACCACCGAGCCTCGCCCGGAGGCGGTGAGGAACGAGCCTGTGCCCGCTGTGCCGGCGCCCAGCGACTGCACATAGGCGTTGTTGGAGGGGTTGAACGCGACGCTCAACAAGCCGTCGAACGCGAGGTTCGGATTGCGCGAATTGTCGGCGGTGATAGTGTTTGCGAGCTGCTGGCCAGTGAGCAGCGGCGCGCTGAAGATCGCGCTGTTGAGCGTTGTGATCGCCTGCAACGATTCGGACCCCGCCGCGCCGACGAACCAGGCATAGGCGACGGCGCCATTGACCAACGAAACGCTTGCGGAAAGTGTCTGGCCGAGTGTCACCGCCTGTGTGGCGTTGGCGCTGCGCATGGAGGAGCCGCCGTTCAGCGTGTAGGTGTTGCCGTCGTTGCCGGTGATCGTCTTGGAAGTGGCGACGCCGCTGCTGGCCGAGGAGTTGCGATAGCCCTCGAAGGACAGGGCGACAACGATGACGGAATAAGTCGCGGCCGGCAGCGTCGCGCCGGAGCCAGCGGCGGAGAGCACTGGGGTCGCCGGGGTCCCAAGCGCGACCGAGACATTGCCGCCGAGCAGCGCCGTCTCCTCCTTCCGCATGGTCTTCTGCAACAGCCGCAGCGTCGCGGTTGAGTTGACGTCTTCGAAGCCCTGCGCGGCGGCCTCGGCTTCGAAGGTGACTGTGTCTTCCTCGCCGAGAGTCACATAGGGCGCAACCATGGGCGTTGCGGTATAGCTCATGCTCGCGGTACGCTGGCCTTCCGGCACCCAGCCCATCGCGTCGAAACCGGAACCGGTGATGGAGAAGATCGTGCGCCAACGCGCGGCGTCGCCGGGGAACTGGCGTTGCACCCGTGGCAGCGAATTGCGCAGCGGCGTGATGACGGGATAGAGGTTCTTGGCCGGCGCCTGAAGATCATAGGCAGTCAGGCCGGTGGAGATCGTGACGTTCTTGGCGAGCGACGCTTTCATCAGTTCAAGCGTCTCTTGCGTCGTGGCGGCGAGGGACATGCGAGGTTCCTGTGGCGTGAGAGAGCGACGCGTCAGGGGACGCGGCGGTTTGGGACAGTTTTCGGTTGAGATTGCGGGCCGAGGCTGGCGACAGTGCAATTCAATCGGAGCCGATAATAGAAAGGGCAAAGTCGGAGGCTCTTGAAAGCTATCCTCGAAGGGGAAGAAGCCCAAAAGCAACCGTAGCGGCTGCCTGATCAACTGGCGATTCCGTCGGCGGGGTGGCGCTGGAATCTGGGACGGCCGGTGTTGCAGGCGCCGGGCGTCGCCTGCGCCCGCTATAGCGCGATGTTAATCGTCAGTTCGACATGCGGTTTGTTTCTACAGGACGCTAGACAGCGTTCTTTGGTTGGATCGGTAGAAGTGGTTGAACCGACCAGAGAACGCCGCTCTTGGCGAATATCGCCTCCATCGCTTCGATGAAGCCGGGATTGACGGCGGCCGGGGGGCGCGATCTCCGAATTGGGTTTGTGCTATCTGTTGTCACTGCTTTGTACCGTAAATGAGCGTTCCCATCCGAAGAAATACGCTTTCATTGACTTCCCTCGAGAACTGGATTTTCATCCGGATCGCCACGAAAAGCAATTCCTGATCTGTGCAATCAGCATAATTCCAGACCGCGGCTCCAGCGCAGGACGTGCGACCGTCTCCGTGTTGGCGTTCCTGTTGAGTCCAGGGCAGGCGCTGCGGATATCCCTGGCGCTGGGACTGCGGTCGATCCCGGCTCAGCCACTTGCGTTCCGTTGGTTGCGCAGCTCTGCTCGTCAACTGGAGGACCATTGTCCGTCGACCCGTCAGTGGATCCTGACGGGGTAGGCGCGTTGGCAGGCGAGGTTTGCGCCGCCAGAAAGGTCGGCTTGGCCGGTAGGTTTAGCACCTCAAAGCCGTTTCCTGGAGATGTCGTTGCGCTTCGTAGTTCGTTTGTGTCAGGGTTCCAATATAGCTTGAAATTAGCTTCGCTTTGGCCATTGCCTTCAGGCCGAATCTCTTCGGGGGCAGGGTCAACCTGTTCAACGACTGCGTCCGTCATCGTCGTGCTGTGGTCTCTGTTGTCAGCTACCCGCACCCCGCGATCGGGTTTCACATGCTCATGCGACCCCGGCTCGACCGCATTCGCCGCATCGGTGAACCTTCCCGCCTCATCGTGATACGGGTTGAACTTCGCAACGGCCGCCGCGAGCCCAAGCCCCAACTCCGCCCGCGCCTCGGCGACCGACTTCACGCCGGCGTTGACAAGGATCGCGATGGTCTGCGCCTGCTCCAGCGGATCGACGCCGTCGTCGCCGACCCAGCAGAACTCCAAATCGGGCGCATGGAAGCAAAGCCCGATCGTGCGATCGAGCGCCGCCTTCACCCACGCCTTCAGCGGCGCCAGCCCTTCCTGCGTCGCCTGCGTGCGAAGCGTCTCAGACGTCGCGCGGTTGACCTGCGTTACGAAAGCCGACGCCGGCACGGAGAAGGCGTAGCAGATCACCCGCGCCAGCCATTCGTCGTAGAGGTCCTTCAGCGGCGGCTGGCGCGTCTCGGTGAGCTTGAACTCCGCCGGCATAAACTTCACCATCCGCCGCCGCGCGAGATTGCCTGACATCAGCGCGTCAAAATAATCCTGGAACTGCCTTATCTGATCGACGGTCCAGTCTTTGGGCAGGGTCGCGAACGAGTCCGGGATCGAGCCGGTGTTGTAATAGTCGAGCGTCGCCCGCTCGCGCCTGAGCGCGATGTTGATCGTCAGCGCGATCTGCTTCACCGGCTGAGAAGCCATAGAGCCTATGCGAGCGCATGTTGCGCGGCAGATACAGCAATTCGTCGGCGGCGAAATCGGCCGCTGGCACGCCATGCTGCGCCTGCTGATAGACAGGATCGGGCGAGACGGGTGAGCGCCCGTCCTCGCCGATCAGCGGCTTGATCGTTGCGCCGTCGATCACGTCGAGCGAGTAGACCGCGCCAGAGCGGCGTAGCGCGGATAGATCGTCGCCGCGTCGATGACCAGCATGTCCTCGACCAGCATGCGCAGCCAGGTCGCGAAATCATGCCGGCGGTCGGGCATGCAGAGAAACGCCCGCAACGCCGCGCAGCGGCTGGAAGCGTCCGCCCCTCCTGAGACGCGCGGCCGGATCGTCCAGTTGAGCGCGGCGATCTGGTCCTTGCGCGTCTCGATGACGGTGCGCAGCAGCGGCAGCGCGTCGGCGAGCGTGCGCAGTTCGCCGAACGACAGGATGTTGTCGGAGCGCGGCACATAGTTGATGTTGAGGCCGAAGGGATAATCCTATTGGCGGCCCTTGACGTCCAGCGGTGCTTGGGGAACCAGCGGCTGCTGCGGCCCGAACTAGCGTTCTCAACTCACGGTGGTGTGGACGGGAAGAAGTGGCGCGTCCGACCATGGAACGCCATTTTCCGCAAAGATCGCTTCAAGCGCATCGACGAAGCCGGCGTCGGCCGGGCCGTTTCGTACGTCCGCGTCTGGGAAGCGCATAAATAGATCTCTCAAACGCGCCGAGCCGCGAAAATAGGGTCCATTCCACTCGAGGCCGCCCGCGTTGGTGAACGGGCTGTGGGTCTGGAGTGTGGAGAGCAAATTCTTTCGAGACTGACCGACGCACAAAAGTGAAACCCGAACCAGGTCGCACTTCAAAAGCCTATGCAGAAGATCAACAGCTACTTGCCACCGCTGATTGCTCCCGGCAGATAGCGGAATCCGGTTGCCGAGAACAAATTCTATGGCGCCAATGTCATCATGGAGCGATTCGCCCAATACATCTTGAATCCAGATCGCGAAATGGGAAAGTGTCGGCATTGTCATTCTCCTGCCGGGAATTTTAGTTTTAACGGGCGGCCACCATTTAAGACATTCACGCTTGGACTGTTGATGTCGACGCTAACGGTGGTTGGCGCGGTCCGGTAGCTGGCTGCCCCTGCATATCTAAGGGTAATAAAGCTTCCGTCCGTGTATGTATATCTCAATCCGAAGATGTCGCCCTCGCTTGGCGCGGCGTCGGTTGGGCAATCTGCCAGGATTTTTGTGGAAGCAAGGGTCAGGTCAGAACTTACCGAGGCGATGAACGCTCTCGCGGAGGTTAAGGGATCGGAGGAGGTCGGCATTGTGCGAACGTCGGTTCTCGGCGACGACAATCCCGGTAATAGTCCATCCGGTGCGACGGCTCGGGCAAGGGCTGTGTTTGGGTCGGGTTCCGATTGCCGGTCGGTTTCCGCGTCCGGGGCTCGCTCGTCCTGATCCGGCTCCACACCCCCTTGGGCGACCGTCGCATCTGACATCGTCGGGCTGAAGTCGTTATACGCGACCTGCACACCACGATCCGGCTTCACCCGGTCAGGCGTCCCCGGTTCGACCGCATGATCCGCATCCGTGAACCGGCCTTGCTCATCGTGATACGGGTTGAACTTGGCCACCCTGTCGCCCTGTCCAAGCCCCAGATCCGCCCGCGCTTCGACGACGGTCTTGACACCCGCGTTGACGAGGATAGCAATCGTCTGCGCCTGTTCGAGCGGATCGATCGCGTCGTCGCCAACCCAGGCGAACTCCAGATCAGGCGCCCGGAAGCAGAGACCAATCATGCGATCGAGCGCCGCCTTCACCCAAGCCTTCAGCGGCGTCAGCCCTTCCTGCGTCGCCTGCGTGCGAAGCGTCTCAGACGTCGCGCGGTTGACCTGCGTTACGAAAGCCGACGCCGGCACGGAGAAGGCGTAGCAGATCACCCGCGCCAGCCATTCGTCGTAGAGGTCCTTCAGCGGCGGCTGGCGCGTCTCGGTGAGCTTGAACTCCGCCGGCATAAACTTCACCATCCGCCGCCGCGCGAGATTGCCTGACATCAGCGCGTCAAAATAATCCTGGAACTGCCTTATCTGATCGACGGTCCAATCCTTCGGCAGAGTGGCGAAGGAATCCGGGATCGAGCCGGTGTTGTAATAATCGAGCGTCGCCTGCTCGCGCCGCAGCGCGATGTTGATCGTCAGCGCGATCTGCTCGACCGGCGAGAAGCCGTAGAGCCGATGCGAGCGCATGTTGCGCGGCAGATAGAGCAACTCATCGGCGGCGAAGTCGGCCGCCGGCACGCCGTGGAGCACCTGCTGATAGGCGGGATCGGGCGAGGCGGGCGGGCGCCCGTCCTCGCCGATCAGCGGCTTGATCGTCGCGCCGTCGATCACGTCGAGCGAATAGACGGCGCCGGAACGCGCATAGCGCGTATAGATCGTCGCCGCGTCGATGACCAGCATGTCCTCGACGATCATTCGCAGCCAGGTCGCGAAATCATGCCGCCGGTCGGGCATGCAGAGAAACGCCCGCAATTCCGCGCAACGGCTTGCCGCGCCCGCGCCGCCGGAGACACGCGGCCGGACAGTCCAGTTCAGCGCCGCGATCTGGTCCTTGCGGGTCTCTATCACGGCGCGCAGCAGCGGCAGTTCGTCGGCGAGCGAGCGCAACTGGCCGAACGACATCAGGTTGTCGGAGCGCGGGACATAGTTGAGGTTGACGCCGAAGGGATAGTCCCACTGGCGGCCCTTGACATCCCGCGGCGCTTGCGGGGCCAGCGGCTGCTGCGGCCCGAACCAGCTGTCGGGACTGACGCCGGTGATGACATAGCGCGTCGCGGCGGTCAGGCGCGCGAACACGCTGGCGGGAATCGGCGTTTCGACGCCCCCTGAAGGCATGTGTCTCTCCTGCGCAGAGCGCCGTCAAACAGACCGACTCAGAATCCGGGCGTCACCGGGTTCGACAAGCTCACCTTCATCAGCGCCATCGTGCGCTCTTTCTCCGGCAGGTCGATCAGCGTCTTGATCGCCGCGTCGACGCCGCCAACCAAAGGCGACGTCGCGCCGTCCCATTCGCGCGAGGCCGCGCGCAACGCCGCGCGCGCCGGTTGCGGCTGCGCCTCCAACTCGGTGACGCGCTTGGTCAGCGCCGCGACTTGCGGCGTCACGAGGCCGAGGGCTTCGCGCAGGCGCGAATTCTCCTCGATCGCCTTCTCCAATTTGTCGGCCGCGCTCGCCAAAGCGAGCGCGGCCTTCGCCAGCGCCTGGGAGGAGGAGCCCTGCGGCGCCTCGGGAGGCGGCGGCGGCGCCGCAGGCGCGGGCGCTGGCGATTCTTGTTTGTTCGTCGGCGCGGCGAAGGCGCGCTTCTCGACGATTCCGTCCTTGACGACGTCGAAGGTCGCGCCGGGCAGGCAGGGCACATCGACGATCGAAATCTCGGTGGGGTCGGCGGTGTAACGGGTCATGCCCGTATCAGGGTCGTTCCAGCGCTTCACATAACGGCCGCCTTGACTGAAGCCGGTGTAGACCCCCTCGACCACCTTCTGCCATTCGTCGTCGTCGACGATCTTGGCGGCCACCAGTATGCGCTTGCCCTCGTCGTCAAAGGCGATGTCGGTGAGCTTGCCGGCGGCGATGCGGCTGTGCATGGCGCGCACGGCGCCCAGCGATTTGCCGCCGCTGGCCTCGCGCGCGCCCTCCGACCAGGCTTCGAAATAGGGCTTGGTGCTGTCGTAGTCGCAGATTTCGCCTGCGCGGTCGGGCGCCTCGGCGGTGGCGACGCCGTGCACCATGCGCTCGTCAATGTCGACTTTTGTCAGGGGAAGGAACAGGTCGAACGTAGGCACGGGCGGCTCCAAGCGAAAAAGCGCGAGCCTCGGGATCAAGGCCCGAGGTCTCGCGCAGTCGGATCGAGGGGAGGAGAGACCGAAGACGCCGCCGGGCCGCGCTCTCCGCCGCCCGCATCATCTCCAGTGTAGAGGACATTACTCGTAACGGCGTAAGCGGTCAAGAAATTGTTCCTCTTTTGTTCCAAGCGCCGCCTTGCCCCTTGCGGTGCTCGCAGCTAAGCCGCCAGGGGGAGGATCAGGCATGCGGTTTGCGCTCGCGCTCATCTTAGCGGCGGCTTCACCGGCCAAGGCGCATTGGACCTTCTGCGTCGCCGAGGCCGGGCAGGATGTCTGGATCAGCGAGGTCTTCGCCGTCGTGCATAAGCGCGAGAGGCTGGAGGCGGAGTTTTCCGCGTCGTTGCGCGCGTTCGGCGTCTCTCATCCGGACGTGCAATGCCCGGAGCCGCAGGACGACAAGACCGACGCGTTCAACGCCCAGTTCACCGCCGCCGAGTTCCACCGAAAGCTCGGACAGACGCTGCACGCCGCAGCGGCGCCCGTCCGTCGCTAGCCTCCCTTCATCTCGCGCGCGAAATAGTCGAGCATGTCGCTTGGGCTTGCCCGCCGCGGCGCGATGAGATCGGCGATCGCCCAGACCAGCGCGTCGGCGCGGTCGGGCGAGAAGCCGGCGGTGCGGGAATCGAAATCCGAGGTCAGCGTGCAGAGTTGATCCTCGAGTTTCTCGAAAGCGCCGAGGTGGAACACAGCGCCGCGCTCATAGGCCGCTGCGATCGGTTCGGCACGCAGGAATTTTCCGCGAGTCGCCGTCACATTACGCACCGGCAGATTGGGGTCGTTCTGCCGCAGCACCTGCATCACCATCTCGCCGCCGTTGTTGATCTCCGCCACGACGCGGTTGGCCTCATAGCGGCGGAACGCGCTCACCACACGCGCGGACCATTCGCCCGGCGTCTCTCCCTGACTGGAGAGATCGGCGAGGACATGAATGACGCCGCCCGCCGTGCGCCCGACGGCGATGATGCCGCATTCGTCCGCCTTCGCGCCCGAACGCGCCGGTGGGTCGACGCCGATGACGATCTCGACGTAATCGGCCTTGGGCGTGTCCCTCGGCAGGCGCTGACGCTCGATCAGCGCCCGCGTCCACAAGGCGCCAGGCGCCTCCTCGATAATGTCGCCGTAAAGCTCCTGGCGCCCGATCGCCCGCCCGTCAAAGCGTGAGGCGATGCGCGTGAGGAAGCCGTCGGCCAGGAACTTGGCGTTGTCGAAAGTCGAGCCGCGGGTGACGACAGCGTCGGGGCTGTCGATGAGTTGTTTGATGAGTTTGGTTGGACGCGGCGTCGTGGTTACAATCGCCTGCGGCTTGGCGCCGAGCCGCAGGCCAAGCAAGGCCTGATCGAAGGCGTCCGGGTCGCGCCAGGCGGCAAGTTCGTCGAGCCAGAGTTTCATGTGCTGTTTGCCGCGCAGCCGGTCCGGCTCCTCGGCCGAGAAAATCTGGCTGACGGCCCCGTTCGGCCATTCCAGCCGGTCGGCGGCGCGCACGAACCGCGGCCGCTCGTCTGGCGGACTGATCGCCAGCAGACCGGATTCGCCCATCACCATGATCTCGCGCGCGTCCTGGCGCGTCGCGCCGATCAGGTTGACGATAGGGTAGGCGCGCGCCCAGGCGCGCACCGTCTCCGCGCCGGCGCGCGTTTTGCCTGCGCCGCGCCCGGCCAGGATCAACCAATAGACCCAATCGCCCTCGGGGGCGATCTGGTCCGGCCGCGCCCACAGCGACCAATCATAGTAAAGCTCGGCAGCCTCTTCGGCCGTCAGCCCGGCGAGCCGCTTCTCCCGTTGGGCGGCAGACCCCGCGAGCAGGTCATCAAACAGCGCCTTCAGGGACCGGCGTGGGCGCTTCATTGTTCACGCGCGGGCTGGCGCGCCCCCTGTTCGAGCTTGACGATCAGCTTCTCGCGCACATCCTCGCGCGAGGCGGCGCCCAGCGCGGCGAGCTTGGTGAAGCCGTGGTAGCGGTCGAGCCGGTCCATCACCTTCAGCAGACGGTCAATCGTCGGCAGGTCGCCGTTCTTCGATTTCTCCTTCAGTTGGGTCGCGATCGATTCGAGCCGCGCGATTTGCAGCCGCGCATAATCCTGCACCGGAGCGATCCAGCGCTTGCGCAACTCGTCACGCAGCATCTTCTCGACGCGCTTGGGGGGCATGCCTTCGGAGGTTGCGATCTCTGTGAGGCTCGCGCCATTGATCATGGCGGCGAGCATGGCGGGGCCGCGCGCGCGCTTGAGCGCGGGCGTTTCGACTGACGTCAT